CCTGTATCTGATGACTCACAATCTCCATTAGCATTTGCAACTGGTAGAGGATTAGAAGAATTAGGTGCATCTATGTCATTAATGATTAGAGAATATCACACAGTTTTATCTGATTCTATAGAGATGATAGATGCTAAAAGATTAGAGTGGGATGAGAAAATGTATGGTGGTAAGACTAAAGCATTATCTGGATATTTAGATAATAAATTTTATTCTGAAACATACAATCCAACATCAGATATTCAAGGTTCATACAAAACACGCAGAGTGTATGGTGCTATGGCTGGTTATGATGAACCACAAAAAATTGTTACAGGTTTACAGTTATTACAAGCAGGTATTATAGATACACAAACTCTACAGGAAAACTTAGATGGATTAGACAACTTAGTAAGAGTTAATGAAAGAATTACAAGAGAAAAAGCAGATAAAGTTTTGTTTGATACATTATTAGCACAAGCCCAACAGGGTGACCCTAAAGCAACTATGGCTGTTGTACAAATAAGAAAGAATCCAGATAATATGCAAAACATATTAGATAAATTTTTTACAGCAGAAGAACCAGAGATACCAGTCGCTGAACAAGAATTGCTTGGAGGTGCGACCTTACCACCACAAGGTCCACCACCAGGCATAGCACAGTTTTTAGCAGGAATGGGTGGTTAATGTCTATCAATAAACAATTTGAAGAAATAGTTAATTTTTGTCTTGATGATGTAGATGAAAAAGGTGATGATATTATTTTTGAAGAAACAGCAGGTGAAAGAGGAACAAGAATATTTCGTGACCAAATGCCTCCAATGGTGTTTCCATTTGGTTATATGATAATCAGTTCTACTTTTATGTATTATGATGATGAGGATGAAGATGGCTACGAGGAGTAATTCTAATAAAGGTGTCACAGGTAGAAATACAAATGTTCCACCACCAGCAAGAAATTTTAATGATAATACACAAGCTGTTAGAAGAATACCAGGTATGGAATATGGTGAACAAAAAGCATTAATAGAACAACAACAAGCTGCACCATTACCTAAAGAAGAATTACCAAAACAAGCAAGACCAACAAGACCTTTTCAACAAGTTGATGTTTTTTCTGCAACACAAGCTCCAGAACAACCTATTACAGATGGTGCTCCAGTAGGACCAGGAAGAATGGGAGTTACATTAACACCAGAAGAAAAAGGTGATTTATATGCTATTGCATTAGCAGAGTTATTTCCAACTTCTGATACTGTGGCATTAGCAAATGATGGACTGACAATTCTTGAAAATAGATAATGGTTTATCAATATACACTTGGAGATGACTTCAAAAATAGTTCTGAAAAAAAGAAGTTACAACAACAAACAATTAAAGATTATAAACAATTTAATATAACTTCAGAAAAAAAAACAAGAGCTACAACAATAAAAGCAACTTATCCTTTTTTATCTACAGGTATAATTAATTCTTTAGTTCAAACCAATGCAACTAATGAACAAATACAACAAGCTGCAATTGAACAAATAAGAATAAATGCTGCTAAAAACAAAAACTTTACAAAAACTCCACCTGAATATGCAGACCTTATTAAAAATGAAGAAGATGAAAATGGATTTTTTGGTGGTGTTAAAAGAACAATAAGATTTGCTTTTGATGTTTGGAATCATAGCCAAGAACAAACAATAATTCGTGGACAGAGAGCTAGAGTATTATTTGCACAAGAAGTAGAAGAAGATTTAAAAAAACAAGGATTAACCACTAAAGAAGCTCAAAAAATATCTGGAATATTTACAAGTCCACTAATGCCATTTCCATTAGCTTCTACTGAATCAAGAGCTATAGCTAATGGATTAGGAAGATTAATAGCAAGAAAAGATTTTGGTATTTCTGAAAACTTTATAGGTGAAGTAGGAGCAAAAAAAATAGCAGGTTATTATGAACAAGCTGGACCATCATCACTTGAATATACATTAAGAAAAATATCTGAAGAAGCAAAATTAAATCCTGATGATTATATAAAAAATTTACCTAAAGCGTTTGGTAGATTAGGAGCAAGTGGTGTTATAGATAAGTATGATGAACTGACAGGAACTGGATTTATTCCTGCTGGTGAAGCAGAAGAAATATCATCAGAAATTAAAGAAGCAAATAAATATAACAATAGAAGTATTACTTATGGTAGATACATTGAAAATCAATTAGGAATACAAGGAGATGAAGGATTTAACTTAGTATCAGGAACTATTGATGCAGCTATTCTTATACTTACAGACCCAGCAGCATTATTAGGAAAGAGTGCTAAAGCATTAAAAAAGGCAAGAACAATTCAAAGTCAAATTAAAGATGCTGTAAAAGCAGGAAATCTATCAGATGCTAAAACACTTGCTAATGATTTTATTAAAACAGATATGGGTAAAGAAGTAGCAGATTTAATTGTTAAAGATACAAGCCCAGACAAATTTATAAAACTATTGGATGCTAATAAAGACCCTGCATATGCTTTAGCGTTGTTTGATGCTAAAAATTCAGATGATGTTATAAACGCAGCAAGTGATGCAATATTAAATGGAACAAGTTGGAAAGTACCAAAAATTAATAAAACTAAATTGATACCTGATTGGCTAAATGATTATACATATAAAACATTTGGACAAAAAAGAGCAGCAGCAAAAGCAGATGACCCACTAAGTGTTATAGGTAGATACATACCAGAAAACGAAGTTAACTTACAAGATTGGCAACAAACAGTTAATACTTTAGTTAACCATGGTACTGTAGGTAAGTTACCAAGAAAAGACCTTAATGATATAGCTGTTAAAGTTACAAGAGCTTTAGTTGATGAAGATTATCGTAAAGCACAAGATATTCTTGCTGATGATTATTATGGAAAACTTATAGAAAAATTAGCAGATAAACCTGAAACTGTTGCATCATTCAAAATACATCAAAATAAAATGCGTGGATTTAGAGATAATAATGTTTTATATAGCATAGACCAACAAGCATATAAAGCAGGTGAGGGTTTAAAACCTATAACTACTGGTATGCAAAAATCTACAAAAATAGGAGATACAACACTTAATTTACAAACACCATTTCCTGACCAAGTTATGGATAGAACATTTTATTTTACAGACCATAGAGATTTGCGTAGAGCAGTAAAAAATGTAGATGGAATTGTAGCTAAATCATTTGCAAAAGTATCTGATACTTTTAATCCTGATACACCTTTAGGAAAGTTTTTTGCACAAGCAGAAGTAACAGCAAAAGATGTTATAGGTAAAGCATCTGATATATACAGCGATAAAATTGTAGATAAAGCCTGGGCTTTTCAAAGAACTTGGTCAACTGCAAATTTACCTTTTAGATTAGCTTATCCTTTAAGACTGGTATTAGAGGGTCAGCCTCGTATGGCTGCATATGGTTTAGATTCAGTAGTTAATAACCCTAAATCATATTTTGAATATCTAACAATATTAGATGAAGATGTATTAGGAAATAAATTTGTAAGAGATGCTTGGAGTAAAAATAATAGAGAACTTCAACAAGGATTAGATAAAGCAGTTAATAATGCAGCAGGTAAACATTTTGGACCTAAAGCTATTAAAGGATATGTAAAAGAAAACTTTTCTGAATTTACTTTAGGAGATGGAGAATTAGAAAATATTGATAAAGTAAGAAGATTTGCAGAGGGTATAAGGATACAATTAGCTGGAATATGGAGAGAAGATATTGCACAAAATATTGCTGAATATACAGTAAATGGAAAATCTTTAGATGATTTAGCTAAAAGAATGTGGAATGGTGATTTAAAAGATGTGAGATTAAATTATGAAAAAGCATTAGATAGAGTTGAAAGACCTACAAATATAGAGGGCGTAAAACAATTTATTAATGGTTATAAACAAAGAATTACAGAATTAACTGGTGGAGATTTAGAGTTATTAGATTCTATTGCTACTGGGATATATAAAGGTATTAATGTTAGAAGCTGGGATAGAAGAAAAACAGATAATGTAAAAGTAATTATTAATGGAATACAGGATATGTTAAAGACTTCAAGAAATAGACCATTTGCAATTCCTGCTCCTGATGATTTAATTAATAATACTTTTAAAAATTACAAAAAAGCACAATTAGATGATACTCCATTTTCTTCTTTATGGTTTATGGCAGGAGCTATTGAAGCAAATATAAACAGGATACCTGCTTATAAACAACTATATTTTAGAAGTGTTGCAGATGATTTAATACAAGCAGATGACAAAGCGTTAAAAACATTACTAGAAAGAATTAACAAATTACCTGATGCTGTAAATAGAGAGTTAAAAGAACTGTATCCAGATATAGATAAATTAGGTTCAAAGATTAATAAAAACAATTTACCAAAACTAACTTTAGAACAAATTGATTCAAGAGCACAGTTATTTGCTTTAGAAGAACATAACAGAATATTGTATAACTTATCGCAAAAAGGATTAGTTGCAGATAGTTTACGATTTGTGTTTCCATTTTTTGAAGCATATAAAGAGGTTTTATTGTCTTGGGGTAAAGCATTTGCTATTAACCCTAAATATGCACACAGAGCAGAAATGGCTATAACTGCTGGTAGAAGAAGTGGAATTATATATAAAGACCCATTGTCAGATGAAGATATGATGTCTTTTCCTTTACCAGACTTTTTAGCTAATAGATTGCTTGGAGGTAATGAAGGTGAAAAATTACAAGCTAATGTACAAATACCATTAAGTGGATTAAATCTTATATCTGTATCTTTATTGCCTGGTATTGGTCCTGTAATGGCAGTTCCTATAGGTGCATTTAATAATAAAGTTAAAGAGGGTCTAGGCAGAGATATGTATAAAGTAATATTTCCATTTGGTACTCCTATTGAAGATGTTGCAGATTTAGGAAATCCTAACTGGATTGCAGATGTTATATTACCTAGTTATATGAAATCTGCTATCGCAGCTTTTAATGTAACTCCAGAAAGTCCAGATAGCTGGATTGCCCAAGATGCAGTAGCTTCAAGATTAAACGATAGTGCTAAGGTTATAGGTTTATCAAAAATTAGACCAATGCAAAACAAAGAAGATTTAGCAGCGTTTGATGATGAAGTTATTGAAAATACAAGATTTAGATTAATGGTAGAAGCTGGATTGAAGTTTATGTTTCCAGCACCACCAAGAATATTATTTAGTGCAGAAGTTAAAAAAGATAATGCTTTGCAATTATTAGAAGCAGTTGTAGGTGATACAGAATTAGGAAAAATATCTGTAGAAGAAAGAAAAACATTAGTTTCATTTGGTGTGTTGACAGCATTTTATTCACAACTTAAATATGAATATCAAGAAAAATATGGAATAGAAGATGGAGAAGAACTTGCTTGGTTAGTATTTAACAGAATGATTGGTACTGACAAATCTGGTCAATATAACATATTTGGTAATGCTTTACTGAAAAAAGGAAAGTATCAGCAAACAGAGGGTAAACAACCTAGTTTTGAAAATGAGGTTATATTTAAAGATAACAATAAAGAGGTGATGTCTAAATATCCTTTGACAGGTATATATTTAACTCCAAATATAGATGCAGAAGGTGACCTTGATGATACAGCATTTTTTGAATCTCTAAAAAATGATTCTATTGAAGCTATAGACCCATTAATATTTGCAATAGAAGCACAAGAATTTTTATATGCAATTACAACAGATGTCAATCTTAAATCATTAAGAGGAGATAATTCTAAAGAAGCTACTAAATTAAAAAGACAAATTAAAAATGATGCAGCAGAAATGTTCCCATTAGGTGTACCTGGTGACAAAGGTATAAACTTTGATGTTGTTGCAGATAGAGAAGTAAAACCAAAAAAAGCATCAGACTTTACAGCTAAAATAAATGAATTAAAAGAAATGGCTATGGATAAATCTTTGATGGATATATCAGACCAATGGATTGCTATAAATAATTATATGGCATTAAGAGAAGCTAGTCTTATGAAGATTGCACAAGAAGAAGATTATGTTTATCCTGATGATATGTTGCTTATAGAAACTAAATTAAAAACAGGTACAACAGATTTAAATCAAGATATTAGAAACAATTTAAGAAGTGCTGCTCAAAGTATAGGACAAGATTATCCAGAATTTCTGGTTTTGTATGATGAACTATTGAAATATGAGATACAATTTAATAAGGAAGATTAATTATGGAAGAAAATGATAACGAGATAATATTTGAAGAAGCAGAAGAAGTTATAAACGAGAATGATTCGTTAATGTCATCTAAGCCATTAGTACAAGCAGTAGATACAAATGGTAATATAATTCCTTATTTTCAATGGTTACAAGGTTATGTTCCTCCTACTGAAGATACAACTTTAACTCCTTTTGGTATGTCTAAATATTTACAGGTAGGAAATACGCAAGAATCAACATATGATTTTTTTCTAAATAATTATGGTTTATCCTTATATATGCCTGGGGATGATGTAGAAGAATTAAATAAATTGTCTACAAGAAAACAAATAGAAATACTACAAACAGAATTAGAAGATGCAGGAAAATTAAAAGATGGAAGTTATACAAAAGGATTGTTAGATGAATCTACAAAAAAAGCATTTCAAAGTTTATTAGCAGATGCTAATAATGCAGGTAAAAGTTGGAAAGATACATTAAGTTTTATTCTTACTAATCCTAAATACGATACATCTGAATTGCCTGATAAATTAGAATTAGATTACGCAGACTTAACTAATAAAGTATTAAATACAGTCAAATCAGTTGTAGGTAGAACACCAACAGATACAGAATTGGAAGTATTAACCAACATACTTGCAGGATTAAAACAAGAGCAATTTGAAGGTGAATTATCTAATGCAGAAATAGCAGCACAACCTATGTATAGAGAACAACAAATTATATTTGAAGGTAGACCAACTGGACAAACAAAATTAATACAAACAGGACAAAAAGGTTTTGTAACACCTACAGATGCTGAAGCTAAATTTCAAAGTAAAGTACAAGAATTATTTAAACCAGAATTAGATTTCAATCAAAGAAGGGAACAAACTAGAAATGTTACCAATGTTATTAAATCTAGTATTGCTGGGCTCAGGAGTATTGGTGGCTGATAATCCTTATAATATAGAAAATGGATTAACTCCTGGGGTAATAGCAGGCTATGTAAGAAAAGCAGGTTTTCCTGTAGAAGAAATCCCAGAAGCAGTACGAATAGTTTTATTAGAATCAAAAGGTCAACCAGATAAATTACAAGATGAAGCAGATGACCCTGCTATTGGATTATTTCAAATAGATTTAAAACCTCATTGGGATTTGAATGGAGAAGAAAATCCAATGAGAATATGGTTTAAGCAAAGAGGTGTGGAAACTCGTGAAGATGCAGTAGAATGGTTAAAAGACCCTTTAAATAATGCTGAAGCAGCTTTTCAAATATGGAAAGACAGGAAAA